GATCCGGTCCCACAGCAGCTCCACCGGGATCTTCAGCATCGTCGCCATCTTGCCGAGCGCGTCCGCTGCCTGCGCCATGGAACGCGACTGCAGGTCGGCCCACTGCATCTGCAGTGTGAAGTCCGCGGCATCCTCCCGACGCCCCTCGATGTGAGCGGCGAGGCGCAGGACCTGCTCGTTCGAGTCGCCGAACCCGACCTTGCGTTGGCCGACCTTGAGGTCGAGCATCGCGCGGGACTCGGAAATCGCGTCCGCGGAGAGGTTGATCATGCTGCCCGTGAGCGCATGCGTGGGGGTCTGGGACACGACCGCGAGGATCTCGATGTCCTTGTCGACCGCTTTGATCAGTCCGGTCGGGTCCGTCTCGTCGAGAGTCCCGAAGGTCACACCCGTCTCACCGGTCAGGATGTCGTTCTGACGGAGCAGGAGCTTGACCTTCTCCCGATCCGCGGGATCGGCGGGCATGTCCAGGCCGGTTGCGTAGCGGACCTTCCACGAGTTGAAATGCTGAACCAGCATCCGGTCGTAGACGTCCTTGTTGATCCGCTCCGCGATCTGCACGTACGGTTCGACTTCGCCCGGAGTGCGTCCCTCCAGGTCGATCTGATTCGAGTACCGGATTGCGGGCGCGACCCCAGCGTTGTGTGCCTGGGTGTCGATGTAGGCGAGTCGGCCGTTCTCATTGCCGAGGGTGTACACGGCCTCCTCGTCGACGACCAGGAAGTGACTGCCGCGCTTGAGGAGGTAGTACAGGGGGTACTCGTCCTCGACGACATCCCCGTACACCGCGTACAGGTCGCGGGGGGATCGTCCACGGATCACCGAACCCGTGTCGCCGGGCATGACAGTGGCGTACGCATACCCGTAGGCGAGAGCCGCACTGTAGATCGCCCGCTGACGCGACGGCATGCGGTTGCGGCGCCACGGGAGCATCACCGTCTCAGCAATCGCCTCGCCGTCTCGGCCTGAACGGACCGACTCGGCGACGAGCTGCTGGGCGACGGTGGTGACGATGAGGGACAGCATCGGCGTCTCACTGATCTTCGCGAGCGCCTTGTGTTCCTTGTCCGCGTAGTTCGGGATCTTGTCCTGAAGCGAACCTGGCTCCCACCGGTACCACTTGTCGATCAGGTCGAGCTTGCGCTTCTCTTCCTGCCACCCGGGGATGAGGAGATCGTTGGCGAGCTCGACGACAGCAGCCTGAGACATCACCATACGCGGCCCCCCTTCTTCGTCCCGGAGTTCAACACCATTCGGCGGACCATCCGCGCCCCGACCATGCACACCGCGAGGTCGATCTTCTTCTTAGATTCCCGCTTGTCTTTCGCGATCGACACGTACCCGGCGACCGGGTAGCGGCGAGCGTTGAGGACATGCCGACGGAGACGTGCATCACCGTCCCACGTGAACTCGCCCGCCTGGATCTCGGCCAGTGTGAGGCCGACAGCGGAAGCGAACTCCTTCGTGTTGGAACGATCAGCCATGTCGAACATGACCGCGTGCCCCTTTGACCCTTTCGACCCGGACGCCCACAACCGGTACTTCGACCGGTACTTCTGGTGCCACTTGTCGAACAGAGAATCCCAGTAGCGGTCCATGGTCTCGTCGTCGAGCGTGTGCGACGGGTCCCCGAAGAAGGCGACCACGCTGAACTTCTCGTGCGCGAGCGACACCGCAGCATCCACCTCCTCGCGAGGCGTCAACCACCCATCCCCACGCTTCCCAGGAGGCCGCTGCCACATGTTCACGGTGAACACGTGACCGTCAGACATCCGGCAGCCGACGAGGCCGGTCGCGTCATCCGACTTGGAGCAGTCGAGGAACAGCACGACCTCTTCGCCCGGGAGAACCGTCTTCTCGGTGTCCTTGAGTGGGTCGAACTCGCCCGGATCGGTCCACGCATCCTCAGCCGCGGTGACCTGGTTGTACCACTTGCGCCGCGACTCAGATGGACTGTTCAGCGGGTTGAGGATCGACTTCAGGATGCGTCCGCGCGCGTCCAGCCACACCGAGTCACCACGGACAGCCTCCACCACGTCGGGAGCTGCCTGAGCGGTCAGCGGGGCCTCCGGAGGGGCCTCGAGCGAGTCGTACAGGAGTCCGTAGGCAACCTGGGACGCCTCTTCGCCCTGCGTGTCGTCGAACCCCTCGCGCTGCCGTTGAGCGACCGAATCCTCACCCGGCCGGTACGCGTTGCAGATGTCGAGGATCCGGGCGGGGGTGCCGACCTCGGCCTTCGCAGCGTTACCCTCCATCGCGCCGGCCATGTCGTGGCCGCCGTTGGACGAGTTCCAGTTCTGCGTCTCCGCACGGATGATCAGCTTCGGCCGTCCACCCTCGATCGCAAGCGGGGAGGCCGTGACAGCTTCGATCTGGGCCGTGTCGCCACGAGCCCACACGTTCTGTTTGCCGATCTGGATACCGAAGTGCCGGCGCGTCTCCGCCGGGATCAGACCGGGGAAGATCTTCATCGTGTTCTTCGTCTGGTCGAGCGACACCGCAGCGATCTGCACCCATGCGTCCGTTACCTGACGGCCCACCGGCTGATCGTCCTTGCCCCACCCGTCGAACTCAACCGGCCCGACCAGAGTGCTCGACGACTCGACCGCAGCGAACGGATCCTTGCCCCACCCCTTCAGGCGTTGTAGGACCGCCGAATGCGCCAGATGAACACCGGACTCGTCTACCGCGTGGAACCAGAGCACGAACCGTGCCTGTTCCATCGTGTACTTCCACGGCTTGCCGCGATGCGTGAGCCACTGACCCGTGAAAGCGAGCTGCTCCCAACCCAGCGACCGTTCCGGAAGAACCCAGCCGCCCTCGTACTGCCACGTCGGCCCAACCCTGACCGGATCCCATTGCAACCCGATCGGCGGGAGAGTGTCAGCCAGAGCGTCCCGGTACCACCGTTTGATCTCCTCGGCCTCATCAGACCGATTCCGGATGAAGGCCGGCGACGCGCTAAGAGGCCGCGCCATGAGCCGAAGCCCACCGCGACTGCGCCGCCGCTCGCTGCTGCGAAGGCTGCTCAACCCCACCATCATCGGGGAGCTTCAACTTCGTCAGCAGACCGGCGATCTGCGCCTCATGGGCACGGATCTCACCGATCAGCGGGTGCACCACGAGCTGGCCCATCGAACCAGTCGCGGTCACAGCATCCCCCCGTTCCGCTTCCATGGCCGCCACACGGTCACGAGCAGCACACGCCGACTCGAGAATCACAATCTCGTCAGCACGGAGCTCGTACTTCCCCGTCACATCACGCCACAGCTTCGACCCGGCAACACCGAGACCAGCAGGCGCCTTCTTGGCAGCCATCAGATGTCCTCCAGGGACTAAGCGGAGCCCACCAGGGGCCGAAAAAACGAGGTCGAACCGCACGCAGGATCGGAATTGCTATCCCCGGCGGTCCTCTGGGTTGTGTTGGGAGTACCCCCCAGGGGGTTACTCGTCGGTGTCGTCGGTCTTGGCCTTGGCTGTGGTCTTGCGGGTGGCCTTGACCTCTTCGGCGACGCCTGCCTCGATGAGGTTGTGTGCGATGCCGGGGGTGACGGTGATGGTTGCGCCTGCGTCGTTGCCGCCGAGTTTGCGGGTGAGCTTGATGCTGGTCATGTTCGTCTCCCTGGGTGTTGTTCTGTTGGTCTGAGTCGCGCGCGTGTGCGTGCTTGGTTGCGTGCTGCTGCTTCGGCTGCGGTCTTTGCTCGGTGGCAGGGTTCGCTGAGCCATTGCAGGTTGTCGAGGTGGTGGTTGTCGCCGGGTTGGATGTGGTCGGCGTCTGTGCCGATCCCGTCGCATTGCTTGGCGTGCTCCACTGCTTCGCATCGTCCGTGCGCTCTGGCTTTGACCTTGCGCCGGATGTCGGGCCAGTTGCGGGGTAGGCGTTGGCGCCGATCGCTACTGGCCCAGGCCATTAGTCGTCGTCTCCCCAGGCTGCCTCATCGCAGCAATAGGCCATCGCTATCACGGAGGTGTATTGCGCTCCGCATCGTTCGCAGGTGTGGACGCTCATCGTGCGTGTCTCCCGTACAGGTGGGGGTCGCTGCGTCGTACGTCTGCGAGCCATACCCATCGGACCCAGGCACGGTATGTGCGTGTGTGGGTGAGGGCTGTGATGAGGGTGGCGGTGGTGAGTCCGGTGAGGATGCCGAGCGTGAACTTCATGGGAGCAGTCGCTTCTTGTAGAGCATGCGGACTACCTCAGATGTGATGTCGCCGATCGCGTACGCAAGCGGTTCGTGGTCGCCCATGAGGTAGGAGCGCGCCCGCGATTCCCACCCTTTGACGTAGTCGGTGAAGAAGAACAGGGATGCGGCGTGCGTGGCTTCATGCGCGACGGTGCGGTTTGAGAGTTGCCCGGTCCATAGCCGCATCACGACAACGGGGTACGGGTCTGGTGTCGGCCACCACCATCCGCCTCGGAATGCGAGTCCGCCGCCGATGTCAGCGCCGGGCTGGTATGCGATGCCGCGATGATTGCAGTGAGCGCGTGCCATCTCTTCGCGGTCGTCGTAGACCAGAACTTCGACTTGGCGTCGATGCCCGGTCGCGCGTGTGGCGACTCGGAACCGGGCGACGATGCTCATGCCACCGCCTTGGGGGTGAAAGGGAAGGTGAGGCTGTCGGCGATCCCATCCCGACACTTAGCTACGGTGCGTCCGCGGGCCCCTGGGTTAGTTGGTTGATCGCTGAATGCGGGGGTCGTCGTCGTCGCCGGCTGGCTGGCACATCAAAACGTGCTCGCCTTCTGCGGGCGGCTCGGTCCAATCCTTCGAGCGATGCAGGCTGCCGAGGATGACGGGTACTCCGAAGTCGTCGAGCGTGACCATGGCTGCCTTCTAGGGGTGATGTCGTGTCGCCGTTCTCGGCCGCGCGTTCTCGAGTATTGGCTCTAGGCCCGGTGAGATTGTGTTCCGCGGGATTGGCGATCAGACAGGCTAGGTCAGCGCTTGGCCGCGCGGTATGCGGCCCAGCCAACCGAGAGGGTTACTGCTGCAGAGGTAGCAACTGCCAGCAAGATGACTTCGGTCATTAGCGAGAATCCGCGCCCGATGTTGCAGCCGAGCAGGAAAGCGACGAAGATCCAGAGCGAGACTGCCCAGCCGCCCATGATCTGCCCGCCATCGGTTGTATCAGACACTTTGCCTTCCCTTAGAGGACGGTGAGGCT